TGTTTGTACCGCAATCATTGGTGCATTCATCTATAATATCAATGACAGAAACAACATGGCGAAAAACATTGAAGCAGCGATTGCTAAAGGTGTTGATCCGCTATCTGTAAAGTGTGCATATGAAACGCACACAAACCCAACCTGCATTACATATGCAATGAAAAAGTAAACTAGGAGTATATTATGGCTATCCAGCAAGTGAGTGTCAATCAATTATCTAACCCAGCCGACCGAGATAAACTATTAAAAGTTATCCGTGAATGTTCTGATGCGATGGTTCGAGCGTCAGCGGAGAAAGACTTTATCAAAGAAGCAACCGCTGATATCAGCAAACAATTACAGTTACCTAAGAAAATCGTTCAACGAATGGTTAAGGTTTACTGGAAACAAAATTACGATGAAGAAGTGGCAGTCCACGACCAATTTGAAACTTTATATGAAACGGTGGTGAAATAATGCCTAAATTTATCTTAACATGTGAGCACGATTATCCTACTGGCTCAAGAAACACATTAGAGTTTGAAGCTGACTTTTTACCAACTGTACTCGAACACTTTAGACAATTCTTAAAAGGTTGTACATTTGAGTTTGATGGTGAGTTGGAAATTGTTGATGTTGACTATAGCCAAAAACCATCAGAAGATGAGTGTGAAGAAGATTATTCTGTTGCAGGTTCCCAAGCATTCAATACCATGGCTGGTAATTTGATTCAACCTAAACAAAATGTAACAACTGAAGATTTTTGGAATGAAGCTCCATCTATCGGTGCATTCAACACAAGCAGTCCTAAATGTCCTGTGTGTGGTTTGCCAGAATCAATTATGAAGCGTAGCGTGTGCTTTGATAAAAACTGTGGACTTAAAAAATAATGCCAACAAGAGATGAAATGGTTAAATTCGCCAAAGCAATTGATGTTATTGTTGCTAGAACGGATTACAATTACATTGAAGCCATTCTGGAACATTGTAAAGAAACCGGTCTTGAACTTGAGATTGCAGCTACTCTAGTAAACGCTAATCTTAAATCTAAGATTGAGAATGATGCAATGGATAATAATATGTTGAAAGAAAAGGGTGCTAGACTTCCTATATGACTGGTTATGAAACCTTTGGTTTATATCAAGCACTTAAATTACACTTTACACAAGAATCATATGACTTCTTTAAGTACAATGGTAAAACTAATGTAAGTGTGACCACATTCGACAATAGAAAAGACAAGTATCATTTCCATAAACTTTCTCGTAGATTATCTCAAAAAGAAGATATGATTGATTTCATTGTTGCTAATCTTATTGAAGATGGAAATACTTGGGTCGGCTCTCTTTTGACAGAAGATGCTGAAGTGAATTATCGCAAGCACCAGAAGGTTATACAATCAATTTCCTATATTTTTGAAAATGAATGTAGGAATGTCTTTAGTGGACTTGATAATCCAAACGAAGCATTGAAGACAGAAGGTGATTATCCTTTACTACTGAAAAGTGGTCTAAGGAAAGAAGTAAGTATTGAAACTGTTTGCCTATTAAATAATGTTCTTGGTTTTGTACCGATGTGGTCACGTAAGATTGCTGATACGATACATTGGCCTAATTACAGGATGAAATTGCTCAAGTATGCCGCATTCCTTCCTAAGGATGATGTAAAATATAAGTTATTATTAAAGAAAGTATTAGATACATGAAGGTAACTAAAATTTATTTGGATATGGATGGTGTTCTTTGCCATTTCCAAAAACGTTTCAATGAGTTGTTCGGTGTACAATCATCCGAAGTTCGTAATCGTAAAAACTTTACTGAACATTGGCCATTGTTTGTTGCACAAGAACAATTTGAAACACTTGAGTGGTTCCCAGGCGCTCATGAGCTTTTGGAATTTGTAAACGCTTCTGGAATTGAGATTGAGATTCTTTCTTCCTCAGGCGGTGAAAGATTCCACACCGAAGTTCAGAAACAAAAGAACGTGTGGTTGAAAAGTAAAGGTATTGATTATCCTGTCAATATCGTTCCGGGTCGTAAGTTTAAATCAGACTATGCAACACCGACCACAATTTTAATTGACGATACTGAGGATATTATTGTCAATTTCAACGCTGCTGGAGGTATTGGTATTCTTCACAAAGATATCAATGAAACTTTAGACAGACTCAGGATTCTACTTAAATGATATACTAAATAATGGTACATTATGATATTGTGGATAAAACTTATACTACGTAATACAATTTATACAAGGAAAAATATATGACTTCATTTGCTAACCTCAAGCGTAACCGCAACTCATTTGAGAAGCTCTCAAAAGCGGTAGAAGCAACCTCAACAGGTTCAGACGCAAACTCCAAAGATGACAATCGTTTCTGGCAACCAGAAGTAGATAAGGCAGGTAACGGCATGGCTGTTATTCGCTTCTTGCCTGCACCTGCTGTTGATGGTGATGATGCACTTCCATGGGTTCGCACATTCAGCCACGGATTTCAAGGTCCAGGCGGATGGTTTATTGATAACTGCTTGACAACTCTTAATGAGAAGTGTCCAGTTTGTGAACACAATAACACATTGTGGAATTCAGGAATTGAAGCTAACAAAGATATCGCTCGTAAACAAAAGCGTAAACTATCTTATGTTGCTAACATTTTGGTTGTGTCAGACCCTAGCAATCCTTCTAACGAAGGCCAAATCAAACTGTTTAAGTTTGGTAAGAAAATCTTTGACAAGATTACAGAAGCAATGAATCCAGATTTTGCTGATGAAACACCAGTTAACCCATTTGATATGTGGGAAGGTGCTAACTTCAAGTTGAAGATTCGTAATGTCGAAGGCTATCGGAATTATGACAAATCAGAATTTGCTGATGTGTCTGCTTTGTTTGATGGCAACGATGAGAAACTTGAAGAACTGTGGAAGAAAGAATTCTCTTTGAAGGATTTCACAGAACGTAAAAACTTCAAACCTTATGACCAATTGAAAGGTCGTTTGGATAAGGTTCTTGGTTTTAGTGGTGCACCTATCGCTAAGACAAAGGCTGAAGATACAGTTGCAACATTTAAAGATGATGTTTCTGTATTGGATAAACCAATTCAATCTGACGATGATGACCTGGATTATTTCAAGTCACTCGCTGAATCAGATTAAATAAATCCCATGCAAGTGTGCAACCCCGCTTCGGCGGGGTTTTTTATGCGACTCTACCAAACAAGGTAGTAAACACATCATCGAATGCTGATGGTATGTTTGGAGTGCCTTGAGTTCCTTGGCCACCGCCACCAGTTTTACTGTTGTTGGTGGTATTATTGTTTATGATAGTTGTTCCCGCTTGACCAGCACTTGCTACTTGTACTGAAGAAGTTGTTAATGCACTACCTGTTGATGGTCTAGGTGGAACCTGAGATGCGGATGCTACCATTGTTGAACTTGGAGGTGCAACAGAAGGAGAATAACCAGCAAACATGGTAGATTCTTCAGTTCTTCTTTTAACTAAACCAGTATTTACAACATTTGAAGCTTTATTATATTCTAATATTTTTTGACCAATTTGTTCATTTGTTCTTGTTCCATTAGCTGTTAAAGAATTTAGAGAACCTGATCCTAAATTGTAAACAAAAGAAGTTAGTGCATCCTTTTGGCCTTGATTCCAATCATATTTATTTTTCTTAGCAAAATTGTCAACAAAATCAACATCTTTTTTCAATCTTTCTCTTAAACGACTATCGGCTTCTTTCTCAGTGATAACTTCATTCTCACTATTAGCTTTTGTTCCATATCCTATAGACCATTGTTTATGATCCCAAATAGCCTTTGCTGTAAATCCTTCTTTTTTCTTCACATAGTTAACCAAATCTTCACTCAAACCATCTGATGGAACTGGAGTTGGACTAAGTTGTTCTGCTGTTGGCCCACCTTGGCCACCACGACCAGCACCTGCTCCACCATCGGACGTTGGTGTGGGTGCAATCTTCATTCTTCTCATTTCAGCTGCATCAATACTTCCATCTGCTTGGCTTTTTAATGCATCGGCATGTTGTATATCTTGCTGTTCTTTAACGACACGAGATTCTTTAATTTCGATAGCTCTTTTACCTAATGCTTCAGCCTCAGCAATTTTAGCACGCAATTCATCTTTAGTCCTTATTTCACCTGAGGTAAAGTCAGATAGCTCTTCATCGGTTCTATCATCTTTTAGATAGGATTTCAATTCATCATTTATTAAAAAAGTTCTTCTTGCAACTTTTGATGATTGACTACCCCTGTCTTGAGCTATACGCAAATCAGTTTTTGCTTTTGTATTAGCTTCTGAATTTTTCTTATCAATTAAGTCCATTAACCATTTTGCAGCCAACAGGCCACCAACAAGGCCTAAAAATACTGGACTTGTTAGTAAAGGTAATAATGTACGAAATACGGT